GTGGAGAAGGGACGGCTGGTGGGGTGCTGGATCGTCTGCTGGCGTCCACGCCCACCCCGGCCGAGCCCGAGCAACCCGAGCCTACGCAGCCCCCTGGGGTGACCGCTGGTGACGACGCGGGCTGACCTGGAGCGCCTGTCACGTGGCCTGGATGAGGCCACGCGGATGGCGCTGGCGGCCCTGGCGGCGGCGTTCGGGCGCCTGGACCTATCGTCTCCTGAGGCTGCGCGTGACGCTCTCCTGGTGGTGATGCCGGCCATCGCCGCCCAGTATGGGGATCTGGCCGCGTCCAGTGCTGCGGAGTGGTATGAGCGGCTGCGTGCTGACGCCGTCGGCGGCACCTACTCGGCCATCCTGGCTGACGGGCCGTCCGAGGTGCAGGTGGCGCAGGCGGCCCGCTGGGCGGCCGGCGGCCTGTGGGGCGCTGACCCGGCCGGGGTGCAGGCCACCCTGGGCAGTGTCCTAGGGCGCCTCATCGGACAGCAGGGGAAGGAGACGGTGCACCGGAACGTCGCCGTCGACCCCGCCAAGCCGAGGTGGGCGCGCGTGCCCGGCCCCGGCGGCTGCTGCGCCTGGTGCTCGATGCTCGCATCCCGTGGCTTCGTCTACGCCAGTGCCGCTACGGCCGGCAAGGGGCACGCCTACCACGATCACTGCTCGTGCGTCCCAACGCCACTGTGGAAGGGCCAGGCGCACCGTATCGACGGCTACGACCCGAGACGCCTGCGTGCCACCTACGACAGGGCCAGGGCGGCCGTGAAGGCTACCGGTGCCACCGTCGATGACAAGGCGATCGCCGCCGAGATGCGGCGCATCACCCCTGAGTCTTTCACTGACGGGATCAAGCCCGCCGAGTGACCCAACCATACCCACGAGCCCCTGCCGCGATGGTGGGGGCTTTGTCGTGCCGCGATGGCACCAATCACCGAGGGAGAACCCAATGGACAAGACCGCCAAGGCCGCCGAGGCCGCGGAGCCGACCGAGCCCACCGAGACCACGGGGGAGGCGCCCGCGACGGGCGACGCCGCCGACACTCTCGGAGACGCTGGCAAGAAGGCCCTAGCCGCCGAGCGCGCAGCCCGCCGAGAGGCCGAGAAGCGCGCCAACGACCTCGCCGCCCAGATCAAGGCCGCCGAGGACGCAGGCAAGACCGAGGCCCAGAAGCAGGCCGAGACCCTCGCCAGCCTCCAGGCCGACCTGGCCGCGATGCGGGCCGAGAAGGAGCGCGCCGAGGTCGCCGCCAAGACCGGCGTCCCCGTCGACATCCTCACTGGCCCCGGCGATGACCCGGCCGCATGGGCCGAGCAGGTCAAGGCGTGGGCCACCGAGCAGGCCAAGCCCGCCGATGCCCCCGCCCAGCCAGTCGTCCGCCACCACGGCAACCCGCCCGGCGCGGGAGCCGCCTCCCTCGATGAGCAGATCGCCGCCGCTGAGGCGGCCGGGGACCGGACACTCACGGCCTCCCTGAAGGCCCTGAAGCTCGGCTCCCACTGATGAGCCATCACGAACGAAAGGAACCATGATGCCCGGAATCACCGGCATGGCAACCACCTACAACTGCCCGAACTACGTCGGCGAACTCTTCGCCGCCAGCCCTGAGGACACGCCACTGCTGTCCTCGATCGGCGGCCTGACCGGCGGCGTCCCCGTCGGCGGCACCGTCTTCTCCTGGTCCGGCTACGACCTGCGCGACGCCGAGGACGGCCGCCAGCGCACTGAGGGCGCTACCGCCCCCGCCGCCGAGGGCCGCGCCCGCTTCGCCGCCAGCAACGTCGTCGAGGTCCACCAGGAGAAGGTGTCCGTCTCCTACACCAAGCAGGGCGCGACCCGCCAGGTCACCCCCGCGACCGGGGCGACGACCGTCACCATCGGCGACACCGTCCTGCCCGCCGACGAACTGGCCTGGCAGATCAGCACCGAACTGAAGCAGATCGCCCGCGACGTCGAGAAGACCTTCATCACCGGCAAGTACGCCAACCCGACGGACAACCAGACGCCCCGCAAGACCCGCGGCCTCATCGAGGCGATCACCACGAACGTGGCGACCACCACCCACAAGGCCGCCGAACTGACCGAGGCTGACATCCTCGACCTCATCGAGAAGGTCTGGACGAACGGGGGCCTCCAGGAGGGCGAGACCCGGACCATCATCGTCAACTCCAAGCTGAAGCGCGCCCTCACCCGCATCTTCATCAAGGACGCGAAGTACCAGGAGGGTGAGCGCAACGTCGGTGGCGTCAACCTGAAGACCCTGGAGACCGACTTCGGGGTCATGAACGTCATGCTGAACCGGTACGTGCCGGCCGACAAGCTGATCGTGGCGTCCCTGGAGCAGCTGGCTCCCGCCTTCCTGGAGATCCCCGGCAAGGGGCATTTCTTCGCGGAGCCGCTGGCGAAGACCGGCGCGTCGGATGACGTGCAGATCTACGGGGAGATCGGTCTCCAGTACGGCAACGAGAAGGCTCACGGTGTCCTGACCGTGGCTGCTGACTGACAGGCGTAGGGGTGCCCCGCAGTGCGTGGGGCGCCCCGCCTGTCTGAGAGGAGGGGATCGTGAGGATCACCTGTGAGCGTCACCCGAATCTGCTCATCACTCACCCGCGGATCGAGTTCGTGGACGGGGTGGCTGACGTCGACGAGGAGACCGTCAAGGCGATTGGCCCGCTCCTGGATGCGTTCGGGATCGACGCCGCCGATATCGGTGGCGAGCATGCCGCCAGCAAGGAGTCCCCGAAGCGGGGCAAGAATGGCTGACTCGTTCGCCACGGTGGAGGACCTGGAGGCGCGGTGGCGTGGCCTGTCTGAGCAGGAGCGGAAGCGGGCCGCGGTGCTGCTGGAGGATGCGACGGACCTCATCAAGTCGTCCGCGCCGCGCTGGCAGCACGCCACTGCGGGGACGCTGAAGCGCATCGCCTGCGCGGTCGTGAAGCGTGCGCTCCAGGCCGAGCAGGGGGCGGCCGATGGGCTACCCGAGCCGCGGGGCCTCCTGGCCAGCGAGATGCACACGACGGGGCCGTTCACCGACCAGTACGCCTACTCGAATCCCGAGGGGGACCTGTTCCTCAGGGCGGCTGAACTGAAGCAACTGGGCGGCCGCAGGTCGGCGGCGTTCGAGGTGGATCTGCTGGCTCCGGTGGTGGCCCCGTGATCGCCGCCGGCCTGGTGCAGGTGACGAGGCTCAGGGCGGGCGACGGTGGGCGCGACCAGTACGGTGAGGCTGTCCCCGGACCGGTCGTGGAGACGTCCCTGCCGCCCGCCCTGCTCAACCCCGGCGGCACGAGCGAGCCGGTCTCAGCGGGCAGCGCGCCGGTCGTCAGCCAGCCCACCCTGTACTGGCGTGGCCAGCACCCGGACATCCGCTCCAGCGACCTCCTGCGCATCGCCGGTATCACGTACAGGGTCGAGGGCGCCCCGGCTCGCTGGCCCAAGGGGACCGTGGTCACGCTCCACGCCACCACCGACCCACGCCAGACGGGGGGTGCCTGATGGGCGTCGTGCGATTCAAGCTCGACCGCAAGGGAATCCAGGCGCTCGTGTCCTCCGATGAGGCCCAGGACGTCGTCAACGAGGCCGCCGAGGAACTGCGCGCCCGCGCGGGGGACGGCTTCAAGGTCCACTCCTCCAACAAGGGGAAGCGCGCCCGCGCCTACGTCCACGCCGGCACGCGGGAGGCGGGCCTGGAGCAGATCAAGCACCACACCCTGGAGAGGGCGCTGGGCAGCATCGGGGGAGGTGACGGCTGATGGCAGGCGCATCCCGGGACACGAAGGCCCTGGTGATGGCGGCCCTGAAGGCGGCCCTGCCTGACGTGCAGGTCGTCTCCAACGTCCCCTACGCGAACGGTGACCCGCCGGACCCGCTGGTCCTGGTGATCGCTACGGGCGGGCAGGGCCAGCACCACCGGGTGCTCTCCACCGGTCAGGTCACCATCGATTCCTTCGCGCCAACTACGGGCCAGGCAATGCGCCTGGCCCTTCGTGTTGATGCAGCGATCAACGCCCTCGTGGCCGGTCACGACTGGCCGGTCACGAAGGTCACGGGGAACGCCCCATCCGAGTCGCCCGACCCGACTATCGCGGCCGCCCGATCGACGGCCACCTACCAGATCACCACACGGAACCAACCGTAAGGAGAACACCAATGGCAGTGAATGCCGACAACGTACTCGGCTTCGGGTCGGACGACGACAGTCTCTACCTGGGCGCCTACGACCCCGCCCTCGCCACCAAGATCCAGGGCCTCACCACCGCCGTACCCACCACCCTGAAGGACTGCGGGTGGCTGTCCGACGACGGAATCAAGCTCACGATGGACGACTCTGTCACCAAGATCAAGGGCCACCAGGGCCATGGTGTCGTGAGGACCTTCATGGACTCCTCGGAGACCGGCCTTGAGGCTGCCCTGCTTGAGTCGCAGTTGGACATCGTGACCCGCTTCCTGAACGCGACCGCGGAGAAGATTCAGGAGCAGATCGGTGCCGGCCCGCAGAAGACCGACGTCGCGAAACTGACGGCGAAGGCCCAGCGCACGGTCACCGTCCTGTCCGGCGTCCTCGACGTCTTCGACACCGCCTCCACCGGGGACGCCCGCACCCGCATGCGGATCGTCTTCCCCCGCCTCGAGCTCGGTGAGCGCGGCGAGGTGGCCTTCAAGGTGGGCGAGCTGACGGCTTGGTCCTACAAGCTGAGCGTCCTGGGTGACTACGTGATCTACAGCAACGCGAAGTCGCTGATCCCGGCCTGACGGCCGCTCTAGCCCCCTGCCCCGGCGCGGATGGTCGGTCCCTGCGCCGGGGTGGGGTCACCACAATCTTGGGACCGCCACCACCGAAAGGGACCGACATGACTAGCAAGAAGACCAGTGAGACCGGGAAGCGCGCCAAGGAGATCGGTGCTGCAACACCGAAGGACTTCCAGGAGGCCGAGGCCAACGGCGGCGGCGTCGTCGAGGTGACCGTCGACGGACTCACCATCGCCGTCGACCCCACCGCTTTCCAGTCCGACTGGGAGGTGATCGAGGCGCTGGCCGCCATGGAGGACGGTAGTGCCTCGCCGGCCGCGATGATGCGGGTGACCCGCGCCGTCCTGGGGGACTCCTACGACGAGGTGAAGAACCACGTCCGCAAGGACGGGAAGGTCAGCGCGGACGCCATGGGCGCCTTCCTCCAGAAGGTGTTCGAGGTCCTGAACGCGGGAAACTGATGGCCCTCCCCGCGCTCCTGCGGGAGCATGGGGAGGAGATCGAGGCCGACCTGCTCAGGGTCTATGGCGTCGACCTGCTGGACCTGTGGAGGGGGCGGCTGACGCCTCGCCGGCTGATGATCCTCATCCGGGGACTCCCGCCCGGCTCGGCCCTGGGTAGGGCCATGGGCGGGGACGTCGCCCTCTCAGATGAGGTGACCGCCACGCGCATGGCCGCCTGGCAGATCTGCTGCTACATCGCCT